CTTAAAATATTCTATGTCATCTATCTCACCAAGATTAGAACCGCCTGGAAGTGTGGTAATCTCTGTTCCTCTACCACCCTCTCTTCTAGGCAACCAAAAATCTTCTAACATAGACATATGATTTCTATCATCTCGTATTTCACCAGTAGATGCATCATATACTAGTTTGTTACGATATCTGTTCATAACATCTTTGAGGTATTGTTCTGCCTTTATCTTTGGTAAGTTACCAACATCAATGTAGAATATTCTACGCTCTGGTGCTCTTGATATTCTATAAATAACTAACGCATCTTCAATCATGCGTAACTGATTTACAGGTTTGATTGATTTGTGTAAGTAAGATAATACATGACCTTTATTCTGGTCAATCAAACCAGATGGGCAATATGTAATACTATCAGCAGATATCTTTATACCTTCACTTGTACCAGCTTGTGTATATAATCCTTTTTCGTTGTAAAGATAATATTCTTCTACCTTTTTGATGACATCAGCTGCACCACCACCTTTGGTTGACTTACCTTTTTGGAACTCTCTTACTTTTCTTATTTTTCTGGGTTCAATATATCGTAAATCAACGACACCTCTTCTTGGGTTGTCTTTGTCTATAACTTTATGATAGAAAAGTCTACCATCAATATACCATCTACGAAAGATATCGTGACCTTTTGTATCAAAGTCAAGTAATCTCAACACATGATTAAACTCTTCAGTAATCTTTTTCTTAATTCCACTTGTATATGGGAGTTGGTCTAGAACAATAGAAACTGATTGATCTCTCTCATCAGCAACGATACTTTCATTGATGATATCCTCTATCGCACTATCACACTCTGGTTGTTGTGCAATATCACGATAACGTCTGATGAGGTCATTCTCTGTTCTTTCTCGACCCTCTGTGTCAAGAACTTGACCAAAGAAACCACCACCAGCAACATCAATTGTGCCGTCTTCTGAAGTAGGGGGAGTGATCTTCTCACTCCCCTTGTTCTCGTCTTTTATTCTAGTAAATCTGAATCCAAATAACTCTGCCATAATGTCTCCTAAACCTACTATTATTTAGTAGGTTGAAATTAGAAACTTACACCAGATGGTTCAAAGTGTTGGTATCTCCAAGTTACTTCAAATGTTTCTAATTCACCAGCTTCTGCACTACTTAGGTCAATAGTGCCGATAGTGAGTGGAAACGCATTTCTAAAGATGTAAGTTTTAAGAACTGTGTCATCTCTGTCCAACTGTTCTACAAACAAATCTGTCTGATAATCAGCAGGAGTTGTTACTCCAGTATTGTTTGCAAAATCGTTGATACCATTATGCCATCTTTCCATTGCATTTCTTATCATAAAATCAGTATCATTGTAAAATGTTACTGTCCATGCTTCTGGTGCTGGTCTATCACCTGTTACATAAATGTTTCTTCCTCTAAATGGAACTGCGATCTCACCAAGTGTTGAGCCTGGTAAGTTTGATGCAGTTACCAAGAAAGAACTTCTACGAACATCTAGTCCTATTGCGATACCAGATGGTGGTGTGATTGTAACTCTAAATTGGTTTGCACGAGCACCACCACCGATTAGATTAGCTTTGAAATCGTCTATGTTTGCCATTATTAACCTCCTACCTCACTAAATGCCACTCCAGTTCGTGTTGCGACAAAACTTAGTGTAATAAAGTTGATTGACCTACTTGGTTTGACAAAAATATCTGCGACAAATTCATTTCTATCTATGACTTCACCTGTATTATTTGTTGCATCTGCAACAACACTAAAGTCTGTGATACCTCTTCTACCTTGAACATCTCGTAAGAAAGGTTCTACCAAGTTTCTAAATTGAGCTCTTGTAAATTCATCATTGAACTCAAAGAGTTGAAACTTAGCTGCAGTTGCGATTGCTTTTTCCAAGAGTAAGAATAATCGTCTAACATTTATTCTATCAAATGCACTTGGTTTATTCAACGCAGTTTTATCACCAAAGAGTGTTACACCCTGTCCAGCAAAGTTGACTACAGGATTTACTCTTGCACGATAAAGTCTATCTCTCTCTGCTTTATTTGGGTTGTATGATAATTTGATTGCACCTCTAATCCTACCACGATTAAATCCAGCAGGAGAGAAGAATGAATCTGCAACTTGATCTGTGTTTGCACACAATCCAGCAATATCACCATTCAATGGTACAAATCTGAATACATCATTGTACTTATCGTACATATATTTGTATCCACTATCAAACACCACATAAGATGATGATGGACATTGGTCAAATGCATTTATCACATTATCTGTTTGTGTTGTTGAACTTGATAATCCTACAGTTGCAGAACGGAAAGGTGATACAAATGCAACACAATCTTTTCTCTTCTCTACTAATGCAGTTAACATGGTTACATGGGTGTCTTGAGTTGATTGTGAGTCACCAGCTCCACCACCTTTACCACCGATAATTAAGTTAACATCTAATGATTCTGTATCTTCAAATCTATCATATGCGATCTCTAGTTCACCAGCAGTTACTGCATAATCATCAGTTCCACCAGATAAATTACTGATTGTTGGAGCACCTAGTCCAGCATACCCAGAAGTTCCATCTTCCAAATCTATATTATCACCACTATCAGAACCACCATCTGTGGAGTCTAAAAGAACTTTATCACCAGCATCTGTAGATGAACTATCTGTTCCATCTAGTAATAAATCTCCACCTGTTGTTCCATCAACATCAGTTCCCCAATTTGTTCCACCAGTATTGTGATCCATCCAATATACAAATTCTGATTGTCTGTATATTACATCTGGGTAATAGATACTATCACCTTGTGGTGATTTTGCAGTATTGTTTTTTGAAAGATTTGCAAATGTTTCTAGAACTCCGTTTGTTCTATTTCCGTTTGAGTCTACATCAAAACCACTTATAAGTCCTTGTCTATCATAGACAACGATATGTAGTTCGTCTGAAGTTCCTCTTCCATTTTGTGTTGCGAATGATGATGTGCCTGGAGCTGCATCAAACAAATCGTAAAATCTCCAACGTCTACGAATATTTGTTCCACTTGAGATTGTGTTCTGTAATCCAGCACCATTTGGGTCATCTTTTAATTTTATTACGATAGTATCTGAACTACCACTATCATTAACTTGTGTTACTTCGTATTCTTCATTATTTGACTCACCAAAATTTACTATATCTCCTACACCAAATACACTTGCATCTGTAACTGATATTGTTGTCTGTCCTGCTGACTCTTCTGCACTTGTTGTTGTAACAGCAGTTTGTTCATAATCTGTTGCATCAGAACAAATAGAAACTCCTAATGAATTACCATGTATTCCAGCAGTTCTTGCAGCCCACTCACCGACAGAACCTTGTCCATCTGCGAATGATTCTAAGTAATGTTCTGTATTTCGTATCAATAATCCTGTACTACCAGCAGTTGCGTTTAAAACACCAGACTCTGCTCTCACAACTCTGAGTGCATCTGAGTATTGTAAAAAGTTAGCTGCAGAGTAGAAAGTCTCAAATTGATTACTAGTATTTTTGGGTTTACCAAATATTTTTACTAATTCTTCTTCTGAGGAAATACTTGTTACCTCAGATACAGGGCCTTTTTCAAATGCGCCTGCAATTGCACCAATAGATGTTGCAACAGCTGGTACGACATTTGTTAAATCGACTTCTTTGACTTGTACGCCAGGAGAAACTAAAAATGCCATGACTTTAACTCCTTTTTAAATATCCTTTGTCTATATTTATAAAAAAACAAGTTTAGAAAACACTTGTTTTATATTCTAAAGTTATAAATAATAATATGAATAAACATTATGAAAAGTATAAAGACACTATCAAGAAAGTTGCAAGACGCCACAGACTTTTGAAAGACAAATGGATTGCTGACCATCTTATGTCTAACTCCTGTTCTCATTGTGGTGAGTCTGAACTTATATGTCTACAGTTCTACCCAGACGATAGAAAGATTAGAGCATTGTCTAAAAAATCTGAGGATAAAACTGAGGTACAAAAGTATATATCAAATAACAAAATTGTATGTCGTAATTGTTTTCAGAAACTAGACTCTGATATAATTACCAGTTAGACTTGTAACTTCTTACTACTGGATTCCATTTAGTTCCGTATTCGTCTATCATTTGACCTACGTTTTCTTCTTCTAATCCGTTCACGACAAACCCAAACGGAGCCATGTCTTGTTCTATCTGGTCTTGTTGTTCTGCAAACATTTGTTGTCTTATGTCATTGTTTGTTAGTTCTTTGAAATAGGTTTGGTCTGTTGCCCAACCAAAAATAAACATACACGCAACCAAATCATCTG